AAATTCTATATTAACTTCCGCAGTTGTTTAACAGGTTGTGGGAGTTAGGTATGCGTCCAAAGGACGGTACAGGAAACTCTGGTCATACAGGCGCTATAGAGTATCATTTAGAAGATATGCGTAAGTTGGTATTTAAGGGAAAGTAGCACTAAAATAATTCCAGGGGGAAATCCAAATGCCGAAGTCGGGAATGCTTAAACGAGTCTTAATGAGTACTGTGAGTGTGCTGCCAAGCCTCTCTATAAATCCCTGGTCAGCAGACTACCTCTTTCATCGTATAGTTCAGTTAAAGAAGGTTGTAGAGATTAAGAATATGTCCTGGATAGACGGATATACTGAGTCAATAAAATGTAGAAACAAGGAGAGATAAGATGCCTTTTAAGGCATACGCATATTCAGGGTCTCCTGCTGATGGGGTTAAGTTCTTGGTAGGGCTTGACTGGGCTGCTCCAGAGGTGAGGATAGGCATCCCAATGGAAGCAATGGCGATTACTGACAGCCGCAGTATGCAGGACTTCTGCACAGAATATGATACTTATGATCTAATAGAGAGAAACGATAAAGATTTAATTTACAGCTTAAGGAGAAGATAATGCCGAGTCATACACCAGCAGAGAGAAAGAAAGTTAAGAAGGCCTTAGGAAAGAATAAGGGTAAGAAATGATTGTTAATCTAACCGCACATAAGAACACTCTAAAGCAAAGAGAGCGCAGAGCGATCAGAGATAACTTAAAACACTGCGCCAAGTACCTGGCAAGCCACTCTGAAGTATCAGCGAGGTTAAGCGGTTATACAATCATGGCCTGGGACGATGCCGGTGATGTAGATGTCTACTGGTCAAATGGCGACATTCCCACATCTGTATTAGGTGAGTTCTGTAAGCAAACAATATCAAGAAGGTTAGGGATGTTAGATAATGAACCTGTTTAATCTGGCAAGCAAAGACTATGTAGATGGAGAACTCTTCTTCTTAGGTCTTATCGTAGCAAAGGATCAACAGGAAATAGCCAAGTTAAAGACAGAGCAAAGAATCTTGATCGCAACTAATATGGCCTTACATAAGAGAATAAATAAGTTAATTGAGAGAACATGTGGTTCTCTGGAATCATTTGAGGAGGACTAAAAATGGCATTTGGCGGAATAATGTTTGTATTTTACGAGGATCATCCAAAGCTAACGATAGCTGGTGATAAGATATACGGCAAGGTAATCTCCTCTGCCATTGATGCAGTTATTGCAAGTACGGTTAATTTAGCCATACCTGGTAACTGTACATATATAAGTATCTTTTCTGATGCCATTGTTTATTCTTTAATCGGTGTGGGGAACCAAACCGTTACTCAGGCGACAAAGGCTGATTTAATACCGGCAACGACTCGCACTGACTTCGCTGTAGGCCCTCTTGAAAATACTATCTCATATAAGACTGCCTAATGTCCTTAAAGGGTATTGTCATAGAGTTCTACCGGGAACAGCCGGAAGATCGTGATAAGAACGGACCTGCCTTTGACAGATTAATTTCCTCACATGAGGACGCTACCCTAAGCACTACTGTAGAGACTGTCACAATACCAGGAGATTGTACTTATTTATCTGTTTATTCTCCCCATGATATCTTTGTTGAGATTTCTGAACCTACGCCAAGCGTTGCTTCAACTCGCAGAGCATTTGTACCTAGATTTGCCTGGAAGAATCTGCTTATTGGCCCAACTGATAAAATAATTGGTTATAGACTTGCAGCAACCACGCAACAAACAGGGGACTGGTTTCTAGAAATCCCTAGAGGCAATGTTCCCGGCCTTTCGTCTTTTCATATAGTCGGAAGGAATGATTCTGTGGGAACCTCTTTTGTCCCGCTTACTATCGGCGGTGTGTATCCGATGAAGCAGGTCGCAGGTGCAATAACCTTAAGAGTAAAAGCGGGTGGTGATGCCAATGATACGGCGGCGGGTTCGGGGGCAAGGTCTGTTCTGTTGAAAGGCATAGATGAGACAGGAACAGCTATAGAAGAGTCTGTTCCTACGAACGGGACATCAGCCGGAACAGCAAGTACAGCAACATTTATAAGACTAAATCAGGTTGTAGTTGATAACAGTGGCACTTATGCAACTTTAAATCCCATTGCCGCCTCACATGCCGCCAAGATAGTAATTGAAGATAGTTCCGGTACAGAAGATTGGGCTACCATTGATGATGTTGGTTACGGGCGTTCGCAGGCAGAAATAGCTTTCTTCACAGTACCTTTGGGAAAGAAGGCATATTTGATAAATATTTTTACATCTGTAGACACCACCAAAGTAGCGGACATTATCTTTATTCAAAGAGAGGGTATTTTAGGTACGGCGGCTCCTTTTGAGTCTCTTCGGGCATCATTTGAACTAAGCGGCATAGCCGGGATAGCCCAGATTTTATCTGGCGCACCTGTGGGACCGTTCCCCGCCCTTACCGATTTAGGGTTTTTAGCGCGAGTAGCTGCCGGAACTGCGGAAGTTAATATAGAATTTGAAATTATTTTAGAAGATATTTAACGGGGGGACTATGAGTTTATTTATCGCACTACCTATGTATGGTGGCTTTTGTATGTCGCCTTTTTTTGCATCTTGTTTAGAATTAAAAGAGGGCCTACATGAAATACCACATCAGTTCTATACTCTTACAAACGAGAGCGCAGTACATAGAGCGCGCAACCAATGTGCTAAAGCATTCTTATCTACCGATTATGAACGACTTATGTTTATTGACTCTGATATTGAGTTTAACGCTGAAGACGTAGGTAAGTTATGGGCGATGGATGCTGATATAGCTGTCGGCGCTTATTCTATGAAGAAGATGGGCGCTAAGAAAGCTGCCTGGGTTAATGGAGAGCTTTTAGGAGATTTAGATAATTTACCAAATCCTCTTGAGGTTGATTATGCCGGTACTGGTTTCATGATGATAAAGCGAAACGTCTTTGATGTGATGTCAGATCATGTGGACACCGCAAAAACCGAAGAGGGACCGCGTAAACACTTCTTTCACTTTCCTATAAGAGACGGAGTAGAGCTATCCGAAGACTACGAGTTCTGCCGAGCAGCTAAGGCTTGTGGATTTAAGGTTATGATGGATACAGATATAGAATTAAAACATTATGGATTACACGGCTTTGGTTAAGCAATTCTCAACAGAATGGCCTAAAATAGCAGGCAGTGAATCAGGTAATTTAGTAATATGTGCCTCCGGTCACTCTATATGGAGTGATTTAGAAAAGGTGCCTGGTTATATACAAGATAAATGGGAGCAGTCCTTTGATATTATGGCCGTTAATGATGCTGGTATGCATATCCCTCATAGATTAAAGCACTGGTTTTCCAATGATGCCTGGATCCAACGCTGGAGACCGGCAAGAAGGCCTAGATTTGGCAGAAACGAGACAAGAGACGAACAAATTACCTTGCATTGCTTCTCAGGATGTGAGGGTTGTGTTAATTGGGGCTGGCCTGGTGGCGGCACTTCTTCATTGAATGCTGTTATGACCGGCTTAGCATTAGGATATGACAAGATTTACTTATGTGGTGTGCCTTTAGATGATAATGGACATTATTTTGATCCCCCCTGGGTGAAGACTAACTTCTCCCGCTCTGGCGGATTAAGAGAGTGGGAATCACGCTCGTTTTACTTTGAAGGGAAAGTTATTCCTATGAGTGGTAATTTATGCGCCCTATTGTAATTCTCGGAACACCCAGATCATTTACATCATTAACTGCCGGAATATTTAGAGATCACGGCGTTTGGTTTGGAGAGTGTCGTGATTATCATGAGTTTGCTCCTACAGGGGCATGTGAAAATCTCAGAATGAAGAGAATATTAAAGTCCTTTGCAGGCCCTATCGTATCTCCGGGTATAGAATGCCCTCCCTTTCCTGATTTTGGGGAAAAGATAAAGGCTGTAATGAACGATCAAGAATATGATGGGGGTCCTTGTGCATTTAAGCACTCTGCTATGTACCATGCTGTGTGGGATTTCTGTAAGCCATATTTTATTTGTTGCAGGCGCGGTAAAGAGGCTGTAATGGCCTCTGGTAAGAGAAGCACTATGTTTGCTGCGAATGGGGAGAGCTGGGACAGGCATCAGGAAGTTATGGATAAAGTCGTAGGTGTGAACGTCTACGGAGATAGGTATTTTGAAGGTGACTGGAGTGATCTTCAAACCGCATTCGAGTTCTGTGGTCTGGAATTTGATGTAAACATTGCTGAGAAACTTTTGGACCACAAACACAAACATTTTTAGGAGAAAATAAATGGTCGCTGCTACTGTATTATCAGACCCAAATGCTATTGATAAATCATATGCCCACACAGATGCAAAAGAGCATCAGAACATCCTCGCCATGACTGCTGATGGCACTGTTCTTAAAAAGGGACTATATAAAGCCACAATTAACGCTGCCTCACTTACTGATGGTGTTGGAGCAACCACAAACGTTACCGGTTGTGTAGGTGTTTTGCTAGGAAGGACTGCTGTGCAGGTCATTGCGCCGGTTGATCTGGTTGACATGACTGTTACTGCATATTGCCAAGCCGATGGCATTCTTGAAGTTCGTATTCAGAATGAATCCGGCTCCGCCACCGATCTTGCTTCTGGAGTTTATTACTTCTTGACAGAGACGATTGACATCAATCTCTAGTGCATGATTTACCAGACGATCACGATATAAACCATCTGCTCGGGGCATTGCAGCTTTTCGAGGGGAGAAATACAGCAATAGATGGTGGAGCGCATCGTGGTATCTGGACAAGGATTCTTGCAGAGCAATTTGCAAAAGTATATGCCTTTGAACCGTGGACGGACAATTTCATAAAGATACCGGACCTGGAGAATGTAACCAAGATAAACTGTGCTTTAGGTTTGGAAGAAGGCACCTTTTTAATGTCAAAAGGACCGGATAATACCGGCCAGTATCATTTTACTGCCACAATAGAAGATGCAGAAAAGGGATTAGGTGCTGCTGTAGTACAACTAGACAGCCTTGATCTTGATATTGACTTTCTCAAGTTAGATGTTGAGGGATATGAGTTATTTGTCTTAAAGGGCGGTAAGGAAACGATTGAAAAGTGTAAGCCTGCGATTATGGTGGAAATGAACGGTCTCTCTGATAGATACGGCTATTCAGATGAAGAGTTAGTGACATATCTTAATGAAATAGGATATGACGAGGTGGGGAAGTGGAACAAAGACTATCTGTTTCTTGCGTAAGGCAAGGCACAAGATTTAGTGATAAATATGTTCAAGCACTACTACATCTTGATCCCGTAACCTTAACTGATGTAGATACTCCCGGTAGAACAAGAGCATTAAGGAATAATTACGCTGGATGGACAGCTAAAATGGAGCTATTTGCTCCCTGGAATGAAGATTTACGTCCATGTTTTTATCTAGATTTAGATACAATCGTTCTGGACAATATAGATGATATTTTACATACGGAAGTCAACGAGTTATGGCTTATTAGAGACCTTTACAACTCCGAAAAGTCTAACTCTGGCTTAATGTTAATACCAAAAGACACAACTGAAATATGGGATGTTTTTCAAAACCATACAATGAGGCCAGGACGCAAATTCCTTGACGGGCATTTCCTTTCTGCATTTCCACATAAGATCATACAAGATGAGTTTGATGGGATTGTGTCTTATAAGGCAGATAATTTAGAGGACGGTCCAAAGGGCAGGATATGTTGCTTTCATGGCTATCCAAAACAGGAAGATTTAAATAATTGGGCGGGGTTTAATGACTGACATTACAGAGGCGCTGGCTACATTTGCTGACAGCCTTCAAGAAAACCGTATGTATCAGTACACGCCTTATGAATGGCAGCATAGATTCCATGCTGCTGGCAAAGATTATGTAGAACGCATGTTAATGGCTGCGAATCGTGTCGGAAAGACTTTTTCTGCTGCCGAGGAAGCTGCGTTTCACGCCACAGGGATATATCCTGATTGGTGGGATGGTAAAACATTTGATAAGCCTACTCTTGGATGGATTGGCGGAATAACCAATGAGTCCTTAAGAGATATTGTGCAAAAAGAGGTTTTGGGAGGACTGGGAGATAAGTATGGAACTGGAACCATACCCAAACATCTGCTTGGTAAAGCAAAAATGCGCCAGGCAGGTATTTCTGGAGTTGTTGACTCTGTAACTGTCAAACATGTGTCAGGCAAAACCTCTGATATTGTTTTTAAGTCTTATGAACAAGGCTGGAGGAAATGGCAGGGAACCGAACCGGATTATATTTGGTTAGACGAAGAGCCGGATGATTATAAGATTTATACTGAGTGCCGGACAAGGATTATAACATCTGATGGCATTATCTTTATAACCTTTACGCCCTTAACTGGCCTTACAGCTATGGTTCTTCACTTCCAGGAAGGTAAGGAGGGCACAATGATGATGAACGTGACTTGGGATGATGCTCCTCATTTAACAGAAAAACAAAAGAGATTAGCCTTATCCTCATTCCCGGAACACGAAAGAGAAGCAAGATCAAAGGGTATTCCAATGATGGGAGAGGGACGTTTATTTCCCTTTGCAGAAGAAGATTACATCTGTGATCCTATTGATATTCCAGAGTTCTGGAGAGAGATAATCGGGATTGATTTTGGTTGGGATCACCCTGCCGGAACTTCCAAGATTGCCTACGATGCAAGCAATGACATTATTTACGTATCAAAGTCCCATAAGAAGGACAAGATGGATGCTGCCCACCATGCAGAAGTAATAAAGGGTATGGGCGGTGGATTGGGCGGTGTGCCAGTAACGTGGCCTCATGACGGACTGAATACTGAGAAGGGCAAGGGTACGCAGTTAATTAAAAACTACAAGAACAAGAACCTTAACCTTCTTTCCAAGTCAGCGCGTTTTGATAACAAGACAGGAGGTGGTCAATCTATCGAGAGATCGGTGATGGAGATTTATGAAAGAATTGAATCAGGCCGCTTTAAAATCTTTAGTACTGAGAAATTACTCCTAGAGGAGATGCGTAATCTACACCGCAAGGATGGGAAGGTTGTAGACCGGTTAGATGATTGTTTTAAATCCGTCTGCTACGCAATGATGATGCTGAGATTTGCCGTACCTAAGTACATACAGCAAGACCAATATCCGGGGAGAATACTTTGAACAAAGATTTATATGAACACTATGTAAGAACATACGGCATGAAGCCAATTAAAAAGAAAATGTTCGGTAAATGGGATATTTATATATCAGATGGCTTTAGCAAAGATAGTGGCGATGACATAGAAGGCCCCCATTACAAGACAGGCTTTGGCGTTGCTTTTGGTGGTGATGTTAAAATAGCCCTTCATTATGAAACACAAGCCATAACTGGTAGCACCCTTAGTAATCGTATTAAAGATTGCGAGGCGGAAGCGCACAGGCAAATAACAGACCTTGAGGAAACAGAATGTCTAAAACAGTAAAAGAGAAAAAAGGCAAGACGTTCTCCAAAGAGGAGTTCGACAAAATAGCCGAATACGTAATAGACACACACAGGGACCGTAAAGATAAAAGAAAACTAAGAGAAAAGCACTGGGCAGAGATAGACCGTCAATTAAGATTAGAACCAGAGGTAAAATCCAAACTAACAGCAGATGGTAAACCGGTAGCCCACAAGACATGGTTTCCCGAGCTTGAATTGCCAAGCCAAACTACTGCTCTTGAGATAATCACCTCTGATTCCGCCAGAATGCGCTTTCCAGATATAGGCCCCTGGTTTAAAACCCAGGCTAACGTTGACAGAGCCTTTCTTGAAGACTTCGAAGCTAACTCTTCATTCCTGGTTAATGACGATCTTGACCCGCCTTCTATAATAACACAAGAGAATGTAGACGATCTTGTACAGGGATATATGATGCATGGACTAAGACAGTTCGATCATCGTAAAACATGGGCATT